GATGTCGCTTCACTAAACGCAGCTTGCCATTGTCTGTAGATGAACGATCCGCGTTCAAAATGTGTTCGCGCAAGTCTGGATTGCCGTCATGCAGCAAGCGCCGTTCGCGGATCAAGTCGTAAAGCTGTTTATCAGCAATCGCCCTGTCGCTGCCCTGTGAAAAAGCATTGAACCAGCCGACTGCCTCTTGTCGCAATTCGTCGGTGAGGTTGTGCAACTGCCAGCTATCGTAGGCAAATTCAACAACATGGTAGGTTCTGGCTAACCAGCGAATAACACCCTTTGGCGTGTCCATATCGTCCGGATCATGTTGATTGCTAAAACGCAGTTTGCCACCCTTCGGCGGTACAAACTTGCGGATGTAGCGCGGGACAATCACATCGCCATGTCTGGTGACGCCAACAATCGCAAAACAATCTGAATCAACGCCCGCATCTATCCCTACCACCATACTTGAATATGGCGTTAACGGCGGCAGTTCCGGCGCGTAACAGGCATCCCACCATTCAGCAGGGATGAAGCCCTCAGTCGGCTGCGCCCATTGATTGCGGTGAATGCGATTGAATTCTTCCGGCGTGAGGGTTGCTGCCTCTTGCGCGTAGTAGTCGTCGGTTTGCCAGTCGCAGCGCGGGTGCGTATTCCAGAGAGTGAACAGACGCGCGGTTTGATTGCGATAGATTTCTAAATCGTCATCCAGTCGTTCACCATTCTTGACGCCGCTTTCGTACAACTGTTCAAGGATAGGACTTTCGCCCGTGAAGCCCGCATAACTCTCGCACCACCTTAGCGACTTGCCATACTTCAAGGGCGACAGCGTTGTCTCCGTCCACAATTGCAGGGCGGCACTGTTCTTAGCCGCCCATAATTCAGTAAAGCACACAATCAAATCGCCGCCGCCCGCTTCTCCTTTTGGATCAACGGGAATTGCTTCTATCTTCGTGTTGTTGGGCAGTTCGATGGTGTAATTCTTGACTTTGCAAACGGCGCTGAGAGCTTTGTTTAGTTCAATTGCGCGGCGGATGTAGTAGAAGGTGCGGCTGTCCGCTTGCTTCAAGTCGTTACCTACCACCCGGCACGTTTCCCATGGGTGATGCCACGCTAAAAACAGGACTACCGCACCGGCAATCGTAGACTTGGCAGACTTCTTTAAATCACTCCAGAGTACCGTTGAATGAATGAACCTGCCGTCGCTGTCGCGTTCCAGCGCCCGCCGCAGTACGTTGCGCTGATACGGTTCAAGCACTATCGGCGCGTTGGTTTCAGGTATCCAGAATTCGTGTTCAATCCATGCCACTGGATCATGTGGAAGTGTCCAAACGTCACTGGACGAATTCGCCGTCGCGATCAGCGCGTCCATCTCTTCGCGCTCGCGCGGTGTCAAGTAGCGAAGCAACTCTTGAAGCTCGCTCTTCGTCGTTGAGGGTATGTTCAACACGTATTTTCTCTGGTGCGTTTAGTCCCAACAGTGCGTGCATTTCTTTCTGCACCGCCAACGCGGTCTTGTAATCGGAGATATTCAAAGCGCTGCTGTACAGATCGTGCAGACGGGCAACCGCGCGGCCTAATTCGGTTTCACGATCCAGCGCTGCCGCTGCCTTGATGCGTTCGGTGGCAGCCTTGACGTAATTTGCAATTTGACGCTCGCTTACATGCCACCCATTTTGAGAAGCAAAAAGAATCAAATCTTGCTTGCTAGCGCCATTGACCAACAATCCGAAAACGTCATTCACGCGCGCTTCAAAAACGGCTTTTGATGAGCGTTTCCCGTCGCTGACTGTTGGCTTACGTTTTGCGCGACTGCGCTTTACCTTGATGGGCATGGAAGATGCTTTCGAAAAACTCGTCTACGACGAAGCAGTAGGCTTCCGGGTCTGTCGTCAACACATAATTTTCAGCGCGCGGCTGCTGCGATAAATTGGCGCTGCCAAATACCACACAGAAGCGGGTATTGTCCGAAGACGCCAGCGCTAGCACTTTGGCGTGATTGGGAAACGTCTTATAGCGCTGATGACGCGCCTGCAAGCCTTCAATCAACGTGGCAGCAATCGCGCTTTTGCGTCCCTGAAAACTTCTGTCGCTCAACATCGAAAGCGACTTGAGAAGGCCGGTATCGAGCGCGTCGAGCAACGCTTGAGCATGATCCATATTCATGCTCCATGTCGAAAGGTAGCAGACACACGATCCGCCAAGCATTTCTGCCAGCACCGGAATGAAGTGTCCGAATTCGAACTGTTCGTTGTCCAGTCGCTGCGTCCCGTCACCGTTGGTGATAATCCATAAATCTGTTCCCGGCGCGGGCAATTCATTGATCAGCTTGTGCAGGGATTGCTCTTTGGAAATGGAGAGGTAGCGATGTTTTGCCGCTTTCCGCATTCGACGCGGCGTGTCCAGTCCGGCTTCAAGATGCGTGCTGTCTTTTTGAAGGCGTGTGAGTGGCATTCGATTTTCCACACGTGCGGAAAGTGTGTTAGGAATCAAACAGCCGCGCTGATAGGGGGGAAGACGCGGCTGCATTGATTCGCGGAACAGTATAAGCCTGAATTTAGCGTTGTCAATTCATTAAGGCGAAAATTGGGTCGGACTAATTCATTCTGTGCTTACGGTTCATCAACGCTTTGTTGATCATCGGTATCGCCCATCACGCACTCTCTTTCAGCCAGTTACGGATCGTCTTTTCATTCACATGCAGCTGGTCGGCGATGTATTCATTCGACTTACCTTGCCCTGCCAGTTGCCGCGCTATCCGCTTGAAGTCCTGATGATAGCCTTTCCGCCCTCGTTTGCTGCGTTGGGCTGGTGCTGGCGTGTTGTGACGTTTGCGCCCGGTGATACGCTCCTGAATATCCGGCGCGAAGGGCGGCATATCGTAATACACGCGCACCTCGCTTTTGTCGTCAATGCAGCGCAGCACATCCGATACCGTATCGCGTGGCACGTGCGCCTGTAGGGCTACTGCCGCGATACGTTCTGGCGTCAACCGTGCAAAGCATGAGCAGTCGCCACTGTGATTGCAGTGGTGCCGGGCGTGTTGCAACCATTCCATATCTGCCATCAGTACATCGCGTTCCCAGCGCTCTAAGTGCAGCGATTTGACGCGCTGTTGAATAGTCATGATGCGTACTGTTTCAAGTTCTACGGACATAGCGCCTCCGTGTGTTTTTCCGTCTTATTCTTCGCCTACAGGTGTCCCACCCACCCTACCTGAACCCTCCGTCGCCCTGTTCAACGAGGAACAATTCACTGAGCAAACCACTGTCTTCAATACGAGCCTTACCGGGCTGCTTTGAGGTTGCGCTGTAATAGCCGATGGGTTCAGGCTTTAACGTTGCTGTCTCAAACATGCTGCCAACCTCATACCAATGCCGGGGAAAAGTGATAGTACAAGTTGAGTCATTGAGAACCCTCTTTCTATTTCGCCCCCAACCATCGAAGTGGCGGGGTATCAAAAAAGGCTGCACCGCCGGTAAATTCGTTCATCTGTGAGTACTACCTTTCCACCAACTCAGACTAAACTTTTTCTTGAACGAACGCGTTTTCCACCACTCCCACCACCAGAAACTTTCGGCAGCGTACTTTTCCTTCCAGTACAGTGACGATGTCTTCTAGCTTGATTTCAACGATGAGTGTTGTGTCAGTGCCTTTTTCTGCTTCCCAATAATCGAGCGTTGAGGCATGCAATCCGCTGCTGCAAGAATGAGCAGGGTTTGAATCAGTCGCCACCGCCTCAGCAACCTCTCCCAGCGTATAGATGAATTCATTGTCATATTTGGAAGCAAAGTGATTGTCGTCAATCCGCCGTACCCGCTTGCAAATGCGGATCGCTTCGTTCAATACAGGCGCGTTCAGCCCGCACCGCAAGGAGGCATGCAAGTCTTCGTGGTAGTTTGTGGTCAGTCGCGAAAACTTCACCCGCGCATCGCCGGACACCTGCGCATCGCCGGACACCTGCGCATCGCCGTACACCTGCGCATTGCCGTACACCTGCGCATTGCCGGACACCTGCGCATCGCCGTACACCCGCGCATCGCCGTACACCCGCGCATCGCCGTACACCCACGCATCGCCGTACACCCACGCATTGCCGTACACCTGCGCATTGCCGTACACCTGCGCATCGCCGTACACCCAAGATTCATCGGCGTGGCTCAGGTTGGATTCTTTCTCGATCCAGCCTCCGATAGCCCCGTCCGAGACTCGCTTGATCCGGTGTAGGACAATGCCTTCTGGAAGCGTTTTTGTTTCGTCAGTCAGTGTATATTTCGCGGTCATTGGTTCTCCCCTTGCTTCTAAGATTTCTCGAACAATTCGCCAGCAATCAGCGCAAACAGACTGCCGACTGCGAAGCCCGCCCACGCGTGGGTATACGGCACGATGTAGGCGACGATGAGCGACGCGGCAAGCCACAGCAGCAGCTTGCCACTCCAACGGGCTAACATCGTCATGCAACCTTCTTACGCGGTGGCTGCTGGCGATAGTGCTTATCCAGTCGTGCGCGGGCTTCTGCTGCCCACGCCTTCGCCTGCTGATACTGGAACGTCTTTTCGTGTGCCTCGTGCGCGGCCTGTACCGCCTGTAAGAATGCGCTCATTCGTGCCTCCATAGCTTCTCAGCTTCTACGTAGTGATAGCCCCACTCGTGCAATACCTGCTGCACCCACTTCACGCCGCCCTGATAGGCCGCCATTTCAACCTGTGTGCGCGTCATGCCGTGTGGCGTGTACAGTGCTGTCAACGTTTCAATAGCGGCCTGTTTGCGGGCATGATGTGCCAGCTTGCGACACTGCGAAGAACAGTAGCGCTGGTTGGACTTGCCGGGCGCAAACAGCCGTGGGCAGTAGGCGCACTGGCGAATCGCCCGTGACGTGTGGCGCTTGCCCTGATGTGTGCCTTCCACCTGCTGACTGTCGCGAGTCATGCGCTTTTCGCCTCCTGATCCACCCACCGCAAGCGGGCGGGATCAATCACCACGTGCTGCATACCCGTTCGCCCGGCGCTGTTTTTCTCAACGGAGATAATGGCGCGGTTGGTAAGCTGTTTGTCCTGCATAATCGGGTTCAATGTCAGCACAAGGTTGAACTTATCCGAGCGCACAAACTGCCCGCTTTCCAGCGTCAACACTGACCCGGCCTCACGTACCCCCTCAGCCTCATGTTTACGCGCTTGTGAAGCGACCAGCCCCACCAACTGCCGATCCACCACGAAGGCTTTGACCAGTCCCAAAACCTGTTCAACACGTTCCGTTTCGGTGCGTACATCGCGAAGCTGCGTCAACTGCACATAATCCAGCACAATTGCCCGGAGTGCTTTTCCCTGTGTCTTTACTACTGTCATGTGGCGATCTATCGCAGCCAAAAGCTCGTCAAGCGTCATGTCCATATGCTTGACGTAATAGCCCTCCCCCTTGTAGCCGCGCCACACGTCACGCGCGGCAAGCGAATTTTTATACGTCACATCATTCATTTTTTTCCCGGCGCGTTGCTGGAGCGGAACGTGATTGGCTTCTTCCCAGTTCCAGCGCTGGTGCAGCGCTACGTCATCATAAGTGGCGGTTGGTTTTTCCAGTGTGCCGCTGCGCTGAATTGCCCGTCCTAACATCTCCTCTGGCGACCATTCCGGACCCCAGTACAGTACGTCCGCACCGTTATCCCGCCGCCATGTGTCCATCAGGGTCTCGCAAAATGAAGTTTTCATACCCCCACTCGCACCGACAACCGCGATCATCTGGCCGGGCGCGATCATCTGGCAAAGGCCGCGAAACTTGTGCAGCACCTTCAACGGGAACGGCAGCGGCGCATGGGGCACTTCCGCCAGTCGTTCCTTGATCATTTGCAAAATGCGTTCTTTGTTGTCACTCATCGGCTTATCCTATTCCCCCCGCGATAGCGAAGTTCAATGCCCGACACGGTGATCCAGTGTGCCATCGCGTGAATACGATGTGCTGTCGTC